CTTCAATTACTGGTGTGACGACTACAAATATTGTAGTTGGTGATAGAGTAAGACTTGGTATTGGTTATAGTGATCTATATAATTTCATACCTGTAGATACTTTCGTTACCACAATCGAATCAAATACTATATTCATTAGCAGTGCAGCAACTAATGTTGGGATTGCAACATCTGTATTTGAATTTGGTAGAGCAAATTGTGGTGTTGTCACAGGAATTGCAGTTACATACGGTGGTGGTGGTTATTTAAGTCCACCAAATGTTACAATATCTAATGAAGTTTCTGAAAAAAATTACATTAACTTCCCAGGTATATCAACAGCAACTGGAATATCAACTATTAATGCTGGTGGAACAGTTGCAAGTATCAATGTTTTAGATGCTGGTTATGGATATGTAATTGCTCCAGAAGTAACATTATCAAATCCAGAAAGTGCTGGCACTGGAACATTTGTATTTAATGAAATTATTACCGGATCTTCAAGTGGCACCACAGCAAGAGTTAGAACATGGGATTCATCAAACAATAGTCTTATAGTAGGAACAGTAGCAGGAGAATTTGTTGCAGGTGAAACTTTAACCGGATCAACTTCTGGTGCATCTTATGAATTAAGATTGATAAATTCTCAACCAGCAGACGATGGATTTGCAGATAATATAAACATTGAAACCGAAGCTGATTCAATTATTGACTTCTCTGAGCAGAACCCATTCGGAATGCCATAAATAAAGATATCTTAAGATAAAGATATTGTAGGTTTTAATATGTTTGAATATTTTTACAACGAAATATTGAGGAGGACCATTATATCTTTTGGCACACTCTTTAATAATATTAGCATTAAGCATGAAGACTCCTCAGATAACGTTGTAAGTGTTGTAAAGGTTCCTTTGGCATATGGACCTACCCAGAAGTTTTTAGCAAGGTTAGAGCAGTCTCCGGATCTCAATAAACCTTTTGCAATTACTTTGCCAAGGATGTCATTTGAGTTTACTGGATTAACTTATGATCCATCAAGAAAAGTATCTACGACGCAAACCTTTACCGTCAAAGATCCAAATGATGGAACTGAAAGTAAGAAATCATATATGCCCGTTCCGTATAACATGCAGTTTGAACTGTCTGTTATGACAAAATTAAATGATGATGCTCTACAAATTGTAGAACAGATTTTACCATATTTCCAACCAGCATATAATTTATCAGTAGAGTTAGTAGAATCAATTAAAGAAAAAAGAGATATCCCAGTTATCCTAGAAAACGTCACAATGCAGGACGATTATGATGGAGACTTTACATCTAGGAGAGTTCTTCTTTATACATTCAGATTCACTGCAAAAACATATCTATTTGGTCCTACATCTTCTGCAACCAAAGATATCATCAAAAAGGCTACTATCAATTATCTTACTGGAACAGATACTTCAAATACAACAAGAGAAGTTTCTTACTCATCAACTCCAAGAGCAGTCAAAAATTATACTGGAGATGCAGCAACTACTCTTACATCTGATATAAACAAAATTGTCAAAACTTTTGAGGTTGCAGACGGAACCACAGTAACTAAAGGATCCTATATTGATATTGATGGTGAAGAGATGTACATTAAATCAATTACTGGTAATAAGATTACTGTCAATAGAGGTCAAGACGGAAGTCCAGTAACAGATCATGTTAGTGGAGCACCAATTCATGTAATTAATGCAGCAGATGATGCTCTTATTGAAGTTGGAGACGACTTTGGGTTTAGTGGTGGATACCAATGACATCTATGACAAAAAAATTTGACGGACTCAATGAAACTTTTAATACTGATGATGATTTAGTTCATCCAGAGATTATAGAAAAAAAAGTAGAGAAGATCAAAAATACTGTTGACGATGTTAAAAAAGATTATGATTACACAAGAGGTAATTTATATTCTATAATTGAAAAAGGACAAGAAGCAATTAATGGCATTCTTGAACTTGCACAAGAAAGTGAAATGCCTAGAGCATATGAAGTTGCTGGACAGTTAATTAAAAATGTGGCCGATGCCACTGATAAACTGATGGATCTTCAGAAAAAATTAAAAGATGTTGAGGAAGAGAAACAAGCAAAGGGACCGTCAACTGTAAACAATGCATTATTTGTTGGATCGACTGCAGATTTGGCAAAGATGTTAAAGGATGGACTTAAGAAAGAAGATAAATAACTCTGGGAGAGAAATCCCGAAGTAAAAAAGTTACTAATAGAATGTCTAAAGAAGAATTGCCTTCTATTGATGATGAGGTCACTAATGATCTACCATCAGTTGAAGATTTTATAACAGAAGAGAATGCAGAGGAACTCCCTTCTGTTGAAGAGTATATTGAAAAAGAAGAAGTTGTAGAAACTGTCGAAGAAGAAGTAGAGCAGACAACAGATCTAACAGAAATTGTACGTCTTATTAATGACGTAAGAAAAGATATACCAGATATTCCAGAAGTAAAATATTATGATGCAGAGTTAGAAAAACTTTGTGAAATTGTAGATCAAGTAAGATTAGAAATACCAGAAGTCAAATCATATGATTCTGATATTGAAGCAATTTGTGGTGAGATAGATCTTGTAAAAGAAAATATTCAAGATTTACCTGAAGTCAAGTACTATGACGAGCAGGTTACTTTAATTGAAGATAGAATTGATATTCTCCAAACAGAATTAACGAACCTTCCGGAAGTCAAATATTACGATAAAGAAATTGAAGCAATCTGTGGAGCTATTGATGATGTAAAATCACAGATTCCCAAGTTTCCAAAATGGGTTAATGAAGTAAATGAAGTTCCAGATTTTTCTTGGATTGGAAAAACCTTTAGTGTAATTGATGATGATTTTATAAAAGTCAATGATACAATTGATGGACTGCAGACAAAGGTTGATTTTGATTTAAACGAGTTATCTGAAGATATTGATAAAAAATATTTTGAGAGTTCTGTAAAAGTTACTACTCTTGATGAAAAAGTCAATACAAGAATAGATGAAGAGAAAGATAAAATTTGGAAAGAACTTAGAGCATCTTCTCTTAAGATATGGGAATACCATAAAGAATTTAAAGATGACGATAAGAAGTTAAAAAAACAAGTTCTTGGTGAATATAATTCCCTCAAGCAAAATATTAAAAAAGAACTTAAAGAGATTAATCATAGTAGCATAAAAACTGATGAATTACTTCTTAAATATTTCAATGAACTAAAGGGTGAGATTTCAGGTTTTCCAGAAGTTAAGTACTATGATGAAGATCTTAGAAATGTAAGATCGGATATTAAAGGTCTTTATAAACTTGTTGAGGATATAAAAGAAACTAATAAAATATTAAAAGAAGAACAGAAATTATTATCAGAAACTAATGTTCCATTAGGCGAAGACCCTCCAAATACAAAAAATCCAGATCCACTTACTCCACTTGATCAAAATTTTGTTACTCTTGATCAACTTCAAAAACACTATAGAGTATTTGTAGAAAGAGTTCAATATCAACTTGCATCAATCGGTGGTGGTGGTGCTGGATTCATCAAAGACCTTGATGATGTCAATATTTCTGGAATTACCACTGGGTCTCTTTTAATATATGAAGCATCAACCCAAAAATGGGTTGGAATTGCTAGCACTGCATTATCTGGATCTCCAACTCAACTAGCAGAAAATTGTACCGGTACAAATCTAACGGTTCAAAATTTATCAGTTAGTGGTATTGCTACTTATGAAGATGTTAAGAATATAGATTCCATCGGTATTGTTACTGCAAGAACTGGAATTAAAGTTTTAGATGGTGGTATCAATGTAGTTGGTGCTTCTACGATTAGCACTGGTATTGGAACAGTTAATATTGGTGTCGGTAACACTACACTATTGGTTCAAGGTGATGCAAGAGTAACAGGTATTTTAACTATTGGAACTGGATCAATTACTCTTGATCCAAATTCAAGAAAAATTACTGGTGTTGATGAAATAATTATTGGTACTGCTAACACAGTTAGAATACATCAAAGTTTTTCTGGAGAAATTATATTCAGTGATAGTGAAGGTAGAGAATCATCTGTAGGAATTGGCACAACAGTTTCTGTTAATACAATTGGTATTATCACTGCTACTAGTTTTGTTGGAGACTTACTAAAACTAACTGCGGGAAAAATACAATCTGGCATAAAAACCACAACATCGACAAATGCTGCAACTATTATTTCTCTTAGTACAACAACTTACAGGTCTGTACAATATCAGATTCAAGTGATTCAGGGAACTAATTACAATATGACAACTATTAATGCAATTCATGATGGCACTGATTCATATATGACAGAGTTTGGAACTATTAATCAACCAATAGGAATAGCAACTTTTTCAACTGATATAAACAGTGGTTCCCTTAGACTTTTGGGGTATCCAACTTCATCCAATTCAACAACTTTTAAAGTTGTATACACTGTAATAGATGTATAGCAACGGTATTTACTGATCCTCTTACAATCATAGGTTTATAAATATATTTGTGATCTATTACCAATATGAAAAACGGAAAGTGTCCTTCAGGAAAATACTACTGTTATACCGATAAGGTATGCAAACCTATTCCTAAAGGGTTCAAGATGGTTGGTCGTGCTGGATATCTTCGCAAAGAGAATGGTCACTCTGTTGACGATACTAAGAAGAATGGTAACGGCAATGGAAATGGTTCCAATGGTAACGGCAATGGAAATGGTTCCAATGGTAATGGTAATGGTAATGGTAATGGTGGAGGAGTAAGTGAATCGAAAAGTGGTGATTCTTCTCTGCGTGACTGGTTTGGCAAGAGTAAGTCTAGTGATGGCAAGCCTG